CTATCCGCTGGATGGGTGATGATGCGCCGGTCGCGTGGGCCAGTTTTAAGGATAGCTGTGGGAAGTTTGTGGGAGTTGAAAACGATGAACGCTGAAGTGCTAGAGGTCGCTACCAAGGCCGTGCAGAAAGCTGAGCGGGAGAAATACCAAGAACTGATCACAGCGGCTGAAGCGGTGATTTATGGATGGGAAAAGACAATGCACAAAGGTCCAGACCAAACCGCAGACGCGATTTACCGGATGCTGGATGTGGTTGAGAAAATTAAAATATGACCGCTCAGATCTATAAATACACTCCCGCTCAGAAACATTCACCTGAACCACACTGTTCTTTTTGCGGTATAGGCAAAGCTGCAGCAAAAGAAGCAAACATCATACTTATTTCTGGTCTGGAAGGACGTGGGATATGTAAAACCTGTGTGGTAATGATCAACCAACTAATCGACGATTCTATAGATGAACAGCCACGATCGGCGTAAAGAAGCAGTTCCAGCTTATTGGGTCAGTGATTTTGGTGTTTTCAGAGAAGTACCCTTACCAAATCATCGCCCACTTTACTGGCACTCTGATGACGCTCTCAATTACGTTTTGTCTCTAGTCAAAGAAAAGGATGAAAACTTATGGAACTATCTAACGAAGAAATTGGAGAACTCTGGGGTGATTACCACACAGGTAACACAACAATCATCAGAGAGCGTGTCAGACGAATCTATCAAAAAGGCTACGAAAGAGGAAGCGCTGATGCGACACGTAGACTTAAGCTTATAAACGAACTAACTGCTGACTTTCTGGAGAAACGAAATGGAAAATGAAGAGAACTGGATCATCATCAATGCTGGCTGGAACGATGGAATAGCCATTCCGTTCTCAGATTTCACAGCGATTGCTGGCAAGATCGTCGCTGTCAGTGAAGTAGACAGCAAACTCACTGTCAAAAACGATGTCAAACTCAAACTCGTATCTTCTGAAGCGATCAATGCAGCCAGAGTAGCTGCCAGAATCACTACATCAGAGTAGAAAATCACAACAATCGGCCTTTGAGGCCGATTTTTTACACTAAAAGTGTAGCGAATAGCCCCCATTTTTACTGTCGGTAGCCCACATCGCAACGCACTCGCTTTTTCACTTGTTGCGATGTTGCGATTTAGGGGCCATTCAGGGGTCTGTTTTTTTAAGAATCGCAACAGAATCGCAACACGCTGAAATCCTTACAGTACAAGGGTTCTAGAGCTTTTTTCTCTATTTGTTGTGATGTTGCGATTTATTTATTTAATTTCAATTTAAGAGAAAAAATGTATTTTTATGTTTTTTTCTTTTATATATAAAGTAGAAGAGACCACAACGCTACAAAAGCAACTCATCGTAGAGCTTGTAAGCCGGCAGCGCCTCAACGATCCACTTGTGCATCGCCTCCGGATCGTCACTGCCAATCGCCTTGAGTCCCTTACGACCCTGCTGCAGTGCCGCACCGGCAAAGCTTTCATAGCCACCGCCACCCCAATCCAGATCCTGCTGAGAGTCGATGAAGAACTGACCCGTACCAGTGAGACCTGAACGTTCTACACCTCTCTTCAGGTAGTCAGCTGCTCCCCAGTCTTTCTTGTAAGGAGGCTCTTCACCAGCGTTGACAATCATATCCTTCATGAAGTCTGCAGCGATCATACCCGGCACGTACAAAGACGCAATAAGTGCCGGTTTGAAATTACCGTGACTCATCTCATGAGAGATCCTCTGAGTGATCGTCATGTTAAAGCTCCATACGAACTGTTTAAGGTGCGCAATTGGTGCTAGGTAGGGGTTACTAACCCATGTAGGAGTTTCTGCGCTAGAGGGGTTCAGAAGAGACTGACGGACCACTTTCTCCGTAGCGTTACGTAGTTTTTCTTCCAGCGCCTGAGCAGCTTCTTTAGTCATCTTCGGATTGGCTGCTTTGATCTCATCCGCACGTAGTGCAATTCGACCAAGGCTAGAACTAAAAATGATATCCGCTTTGGTCAGCCCCAGCTCCTCCAGATAACGCGCACTCTGCTCAGCGCCAAAGAAATCTTCAGCACTACGCTGCATGAACAGCTGAGCCGCCTTAACAGCCATGATGGTGTTATTACGAATCCAGCCGCTGAGCAGGTTGTACTTGAACAGCTTGTCGTTTATGTCTTTCGACCTACCACTAAGAGTCATACCGTCGTAGCGGTTGTAGGCATTGATGACCGTACCAGAGTCGGCAATGATCCCCCAGTCTTGTGCTATCTGTTCCCATTGATCCCGCGTGTAATTCTCCTTCCACTCCTTGAACATGTTCTTCACGGAGTAGGTGAACGTCTCCCAGCCAGCTTTCACGCTGTTGGTACGGATAGCTACACCCAGTGGATCGACCAGCGAGGAGAAGATAGCTAGAGGTAGAAGCCGAAGGTTCTGATACGTGAGCAGAGCACCGAACAGATCCTTGAGTTCTCGACTCATACCCACTTCTTTATTACCCAGCAGACCGTTGATGTAGTCTCTGGCCAGAGCTTCATCGTCAGCCGTAGCACCGTAGCGAGTCTTGGCTTCAGCAATCAGCTTCTCCAGCTTGATTCCATTTACGCCATAGGCACGTACAAATTCAGCCTGTCGAGTAGCCTGTTTGATATACCTGACAGCAGTGTGTACAGGATCGTCCTCCATGAACTGGCGGCGGTCTTTTACGTCGATGAAATCAAGCGTACGCTCTCTGGCATGACCTGCTACAGGCTCTTTCTCAGCGCCCATAACGTCTACCAGATCCTCACCCCTGTCCAGATAAGAAGTGATGGAGTCATAGATCTCGTCCGGAGTCTTCCTCAGAGTAGCCATCTTGTCAGCATATTTTGGCTGACGCAGCATCTTGAGAAACTCTTCCTTGTTCTCCGCTACCTTTTCCGGATCGAAAGCCAGAGGATAGTAGTTCTTCTTTTCTCCGATATTTACCTTAGCGTCTCTCTGATACTGAAGCATTTGGCCGTAGAACGCACGGAGAGCCTGAGCACGCTTCTTAACCAGAGGGTCCCTAGTAGGTATGCGGTTAAATATTAAAGCGTCGTGTACGGCCAGCAGCTGCTCTTCAGTCAGGTCTCCCAGAATCTTGTTCACCTTGTTCTGGAACGCTTGTGACTCGTTACGCATACGCTGAATAAGACCACCAGTGTTACCCTCTACACCTTGAGCCTGATAGCCCAGTTCGGCAATCTTGGCCAGAGGAGGAATGTTCGAGTTATGCAGTCGAGAATACGCAGCCGTGAAAATCACATCGTATAGCTTCTCAACAGCCGCCCATGCGTCCTTACCCAGCTTGAGTGCCTTGTCTCCAGTAGTCATGTTCTTGTCCAGAACTCTCTGAACAGGAGTAGCCCCTCTTTTGGCTCGTTCACCACTAGCGAAGTCCTTGAAGATCATCTCAGCTTTCATATTGTTATCCATGATACTGAGGACCTTGTATATCCAGTCTTTTAGCTTCTGGAACAGAGACTCAGTCTTTGGACCAACTTTGAGAATATTTGGGTCAGCTACCCACAGCTGAAAGCCATAAGCTGCAGCTTCCTCACCATTCTCCAGAGCTGCTAACACACCCGAATCGTTCTTGAAGTACTCTTTCAGCTTCTTAGCCACAGGCCCCTGTGTAAAGGCAGTAGCAAGAATGCGCCTTTCTTCCTTACTGAAGAAGAATTCAAAAGCCGCATGGAGAGATTCATGATCGGCATGAGCTATATTGTTTTCAGCACCAGTAGCTAGTTTGATAACGCCAAGAAGAGCTTTGTCTTTGATCAGCTCCTGTTCTTTAACTAGAATCTTTTCGATCTTGGCATCGATTTCCGCGTCATTCAAGCCGGATTTTCTGTTTGCCAACTCATCGATCTTCTTGTCATTGAGTAGATCTCTACGGTCATCACGAATTTTTTTCAGAGCTTTCTTGATATCTTCAAACGAACCTTGAGCGTTGTTTTCTAACGTTTCGTCAAATAGAACCGCGACTCTTTTGCCAAGGAGCTTCTCAACTCTGTCGACAAAAGCTTTCTGAGCGGGGGTCTTCCTAGGCTTTTTAGGCGCAGGACTAGACGCTCCAGAAGGAGGAATGGGTGGAGTAGCGGGGGGCTGAGCAGGGGACTTTTTCTGACTACCGAACAAGTCAACTGGCTCTCCACCACCGGGAGGAGTTTGTTCTTCAGAATTTGATCCTCCGAACAAGTCAACTGGCTCTCCACCACCGGGAGGAGTTTCCTGAGTTTCCTGAGTTTCCTGAGTTTCCTGAACCGGATTTTCATTCAACCAGTCCTGAACTGCATTCAGGTGGATATCAGTTTCATCCGGTTTGTAGTACCCAACTTTTTTTCCACGAAGGCCCTGAAGAGCCGCAGCAAACTCAGAATCTTTCGACGCGCGGTTATATAGCGCTTCTTTATACTTAGTGACCGCTTCGGCACGAGTGAGTGTACCGCCAGCATCTTTAGCCACAAACGGATTGCCTAGCCATCCACGTTCGCCCGGCTTAGCATTAAGGATATGTTTCCCACCGTATCTATGCCCGTCGATGACATCTGCAGGCGGTTCGGTTCTGAACGGAAGTTTTACAATCTCAAACGCGTTGGGTTTTTGGGCATTTTGGCTCTCACTCGTTTGCCCAGAATCAGCTGCCTGCAGCTCAGCAAGCTTGCTTTGCAGATAGGCGAACGTCTTCGGAGCACGTTGTTTGAGCTGCGCCCTGCCAGTACCAAGACCGTCGCGAGGAATGACGATAGGCTTGTCACGTGGGATCTTGGCGATGGCTGCATCGATTGCGGCCTTGTTCTGCTCCAGCTCGCCGTCAGTGAAGAAAGAGCCCTCGCTCATGGACGGAGCTTTCTTGGTTGGGATACCGAACGCGTTTGGCTCACCGCGCATGGCCCTAGCCTGACCACCCAACCCTTTCTGCGTTAAGTTGTCGCCGAAAATGAAGGTCTTGTCCCTATTGTTGCGGACGTATTCTCTAGTGATGACAGCAGGCTCTTTTTCACCCGTTTGCCCAGATTTTTGAGCCTCTCCACTAGGAGACGTTTGTTCTTTAATAAACGCCACAAAGCGGGCTTGGCCATCGGTAGTGGCCAAGTTGAACACCGGGATACCCTTGCGCGAAGCCATGTCGATAGCTTGCCCAGTACCGCCTGTTTGTCTAGAACGAGCGGCGCTGCTTTCAGCACCGTCACGTGTCCATGTCAAAACAAAATCGACAGGTGTATTAAGGCCAGCACCAAAAATCTGATTGGTGTTACGCGCCATTAAATTTAACGGAAACTGTTTGAGCGCATCGGGATTCGGGTGAATCTCACGGGCAATGGCGCGAGTCTGATCTGTTGCGTGCTTGGCTAAGAAAATTTCTTTCCGTGTACCTGCACCAGCTTCGAAAGCAGAATCAGCACCTTGTGCTCCTCCAGACCGCAGTGTATAGCCCAGTTCGCTAAGACGTTTAGCGAACTTAGTCATAAGCTGCTGTATTTCTGGTGGAGTTTCGCGAGAGCCAATACCCGCGTAAGTCATCGTACGTTGACCGGCTTCATACGCAGGCAGCTTGTCGAATTCAGGAGTTTTGCTTTCTTGGCTCTTACCCGTTTGCCCAGATTCGTTCTCAGCAGCAAGGGATTCAATCCATTGTTTGTAAGTCAGGTTTGGTTGGAACTTACTAACAACTTGATTGAAGAATTTCTGCAGAGTGGCACGCAGACTTTCCCAGAACGATCGTTCCTCGGCGCTGATAGCGCGGTCCATGTTATTTTCAACATATTTGTTGAATTGCTCTGCCATCCACTCTTCGAAGGAAGTTAGATACTTCCCGTATTCCGGATTGGATTTTAGAGTTTTGACCAGAGCGTCGTAGCTCTCACCAAAAGCTTCGTCAAACTTACCTGCCTTCAGTGAATCGATAAACTCTTCATGTCCGAAAACTTTTGAAGCGCTGAGTATGGCCCTATGATTTTCAAACGTGTTGCCCCAGAAAGCTTTCTGGTCCGCTTTCCACGCCGCTTTTAACTCGTTTTTAGTTTTCGCATCCAGCTGCTCCCACATGATGTTGTGGATAGCATGACCGAACTCATGGGCCAGAGTAGCCAGCTGCGTACCTTCAGCTTGATTATCTCTGAACAGAACGATGTAGTTTGTATCGCCGAGGCGCTTGTGAATCCCTCTTGATTTTGCAAGAGGTCGCTCAACAGCAGACTGCAGAAGCTCGTATTCCTTAGTATCTTTAGAAATCTCTATTACACGAACCTTCCCCTTTCCTCCGAGGAATTTCTTGATCCATGACTCAGCAGTCTTCTGCTTCAGGCCGGTAGTGGGTAGAGCATCAAGCGCTGCTTTTACCTTCTCGTCAGTGGTCTGAATCTCTGTTTCGCTATTAGATAAACGATCTCTTATTGCTTTGAATTGCGTACGTAGATTTTTAACTTGTTCTTCAGTCAGTTCACCCTTGGCTTTTTCGACCTCCATCCCAATACCCAATAGATCACGCGGATCTTTGGCCTCGTTGAACGCTCTGGTCAGAGAATCGAATTTCGATTCAGCCGGAGTGCTCCCGAACAGATCCGTAGGCTCTCCACCACCGGGAGGAGTTTTTTGAATAGGTTCTTGAATAGTAGTTTCAGGCGAAACCTCAGTGTTTACGGGGGTTTGAGCCGTTTCCTGAATAGATTCCTGAATAGATTCCTGAATAGGAGCTTGAGTCTGAGTCTGAGTCTGAGTCTGAGTCTGAGTCTGAGTCTGAGTCTGATCGACCGGAGCCTGAATAGGCCCTTGAACCGGAACAATCGGCCTACTCAACTTCTCAATAACAACTTTTCGTAGACGATTCGCTTCGTTTATCGATACGCTACCTTTCTTGACTCTTATTTTCTTACGGACAGCCGCAAGCTCTTCCGGAGACGTAGCGCTATCAATCGCCGAAAGCAGCTCCGTAGCTTTCGGTCCATAAGACATCAGTTCAGTTTTCTTAGCCTCATAATCAGCCTGAACAGCCGCCTGCTGTTTCCCATTCAGCGTGTCTTTATTTCTTTCTACAGCTTCTAAGCTTTCTAGCGTATTAGCTTTGGATATCTCACCACGTACCGCCAGCTCAGTCTCAAAATCAGGTTCGGTGGGAAGGCTATATACAGTCGGTTCACGCCCAGTGCTGGCAGTTCTAGCACGTACCGCCATCTCCTTATTCATAGGAGTGCCGAGACTGGCCTCAAACTCGGAATCAATCTTCTCGTCCTGAGTAGGTTCTGTACCAGCCGCTCTGTCCACAGAATCACTACCTGAGCCAATAGCTACCTCAGTTGGTAAGCCTTCTTCGACAAAGCTACGCAGGTGGCTACCATCGGGTAGCTTGAGCATAGACCGACCCTGACCAAGGCCTTCGAGAATACGGGCACCTTCAGAAAGAGTAACGTCTCGGTTCTTTCTAGCTTCCTTTAGAAGGCGACTTTTAAAAGCTCTGTCAGAAGCTCCGCTTTTTCTGAGTTTAAGTTTTTCTTCAGGTGTGAAATCACCGGCTTCTATACGCGCTACGTTTTCATCAAGGACAGATTTTCTGTCATAAGCGTCGGCCAGAGTTTCTACGTGATCTTGAGTAATATCACCATTGCGAAGAGCTTCCTGAAGTGCGGATTTTTCCTCATTTACCTGAGTCTTTTTGATGGTTTCAAAACGAGCGGCATGAATTTTAGTAAGAGCTCGGTCAGGCGAGATTCCTTCTCTCTTGGCAAGAGCGTCTACTTCCTTTTTCAAAGCAATCAGCGGCTGCTTCTCAGCTTTAGTACCCTGTGCCTTGATACCATCTTCTAGGCTACTAGCTGTATCGAAGCGAGTCAGGACTTCATGCTCAGCACTCAGCTTTTCTGAGGTTGGAGGAGTCCAAGTCTTTCTCTCTCCAAATTTTTTTAGATTGTAGGGATCTTCGCCTTTCTCCCTACGGACAACTTTACCGCCAGCAAAGGCATTCTTAGGATCGATTTGTACCTTCAGCTGTTTATCGCCGAATGTAATACCTTTATCAGCGAGTGTAGCGACCAGATTGCTATAACGCATTGCCGCGTTTTCGTCAGCAGACAGAGAATCGTCATACTCACTTACATGCTCGTCAAAAGATTCTCGATTATCTTCCTGTCTAGCCATAGACACCAAAGACATCGGGCTGATATCCAGCGTCAAAGAGCCGTCTTTATTAAGCTTTTTACCCAGCGATTGAGCGAATTCTTCTACACCTTCTCCGGAAACCGTAATCGGAGTCTGTGTATTTTTGCTCTTGCTGTATTGAGGATCGGCCAGAGACTCAGCGATGGTTTTTTCATTGAACGGAGACGCGTTGCTACGTTCAATATCCATCCGATTTCCATCGGAATCGTAAGCCGCTACTTGATTCCCATCAGCATCAAGAACCGATTCCGTCTCGGTTTCAGAATCAGGCAAAGCCGTACGAGAATAATCCACAGCATGAAGAGGAGTGGAACCCATCTCTTCACGAATCTGTCGGTCTTCTTCCCGCTTAAGAACCGAGTCGGTTTGTTCAACCAACGATGCATAAATTGATTCAGGAGATTTCCCTTCAGGCGCAACGGCGCTGAGGTCCATCCGGTGTGTACCCGGTTTTTGAGCGCTATCTTTCTTAGCAAGAGTTTCCAGCAGACTCCGTTGATCTTGAGACAGGTCCTCTATAGGAGTAGCGGCTATTTTCTGAAGGGCCGGAACGTACTCACGCCCCAGACCATTCTCGGCAGCAAAAGCGAGAACATTCGACCCAGTGATTTTTCTGGTTTCTAGATCACGTTCTCCTTTAGCAAAGGCATCCAAAACGGATATAAAATCAGTGCCTGTTTCTTCATTCCATTGACGGATACCTTCCGAAATAATTGGATTTCTAGCAATACCTTCTTCAGTAAACAGAGCTGGATTCTGAGCACCGAGAGACATCAACTCGGCCATATCTCTACGCTGGTTGATAGAAGCGTTTTTGACTACGTTGTCTAGAACCGAATTGATTCCGCGCAGACGCTCAAGAGTGCCTTTTACATCGACATCGAAGCGCGATGCTTTCTGATCAGAGTTTTCTGTGACAGATTTATACAGACCCTTGACTGTATCTCCCAGCCAACTAAATGCCTTAGGCGCGTCTTCCTTAACACGGTCTTTTATGCGACCTGCTGCAATACCAGCGCCTTCAGCAAAGTCTTTGCCGGTCTCAGCTTTGAGAGTCAGCTTGAATGCTTCCCAGTCCGACGCAGTTTTAGCTCCTAGAGTAGAAGCATCTTGAATAAACCGATCACGAATGACAGGGTCTTTGATGTTGTCAGCTATGAACTTGTTAACGTCCATAGCAGTTTTACCGACAATATCACCAGCTTTGTCGATACCTTCCTTACGCATATAGTCGATACCTTGACCGACTACCGGAGCTATGTTTTCTTTGTAATCAGCTACACCTTTGTCATAGGCTTTATGAGCCTCAGCCAAGGCATTAAGGGTCATGTTTCCTACATCAACACCGAACTGTTCAGGATCATCCGCTACGCTCTGTAGCTTGCCAATGATCGTGTCGAAGGTAAGCGGTCCCTCTTCTTTCGGTTTCTCAGAAGTAGAAACGAAATCAGAGATAGGAACGGCATTATCACGAAGAGCTTGTATTGAGCCGCCGACAGCACCCATCGGAGCACCGGCTACAGCACCTTTGATCATTGCCTCGCGAGTCTGATCAAAATTAAACTGGCTCTGCGGATTCAGATACTTCAGCGCAGCCTGACTAGTCAGATCCTGTAAACCTTCTTCTCCACCTTCGGCAGCACCTGTCCGAAGAGCAGACAGTCCGACAGTCTTAGCAGCGTTCTTTAGCCCTACGCCTGAAGTGATGCCCTTACCCAGCAGAGACGGAATAACCAGAGCCTGTTCTGGAGTATTCTCGAGAAGAGCGTTACCTACACCCACGGCTGTAGCCATAGCCGCACGTTTCCACGCGGGCTGCTGCATGGCTACGGGATCGTTCAGTGTATCGAGAACCTGACCGCCTCCTTCCATAGGGACGAGCGGTGCCGCACCTCCGACTAGGCCCCCTACAACACCTTTTAGAACTCTGCCACCTAAACCACCTGCGAGACCGATGGCCGTGGACGGAAGACCCTCACCAATCGCTCCAGCGGCGTAATCTATGGCCGAACCTATCGAATTAACATCTTTAGATTCAGCCACTGCGGGAGCCCATGCCTTAGGCATGTTAGCTATGTTTTGAGCAGCCTGTTGCTGCGTGCGCAATCCTGCTTCTGGATTAATCAGTTCCTGTAACTGCCCACCGAATGCTCTACTAGCTTCTAGCGCACTGTATCCGCTGCGGCGAAGTCCTTTTACGAACTCGCCACCACTGTACATAGCATCTAAGTCAGCCTGGATGCCCTCATTAGGACTAACAGGCTGACCATTTCGTAGCCTAGTGGCGATCCCGTATCTTCTTTCAGCCGACTCTTCTAGAGGAGATAAAGGAAGCGGAGCGCGCAGAGAATCATTCATATTAATTTTCTGGATAATCGAAACTATCGACTAGGTCGGATCTTAAACCACCAGACTGCCTATCTCTAAAGACTCTGTTACCCAGACCGACAAAATTACCGCTAGCGTCTCTAATAGAGCGGTATTTTGGATTTTTTCGAGAGAAAAAATTCGAATTCAAATAATCCTGCCAGCTAACGTCGCCTCTGGTGACAGCATCAAGCATACTTGGCGCATCACCGACTTTATAGTCTTTAGGACTCAATAGCTTTTTAGGCACCATCCCGCCTTCTTCCTGAGCAATATCGCCTATATTCTGAGTAAATGCTAACGGCATATCTCTCGTAGCTAACGCTTCACGGACCTCTTGTGGAGTCATTTTTCCAAGATCTCTTCCATCGTTCTTGAGATCATCACTGACCATATTGTAATAACGCTGCGCTGCTGCCGGATCAGACTTTCCATCCAGGCCCGGTAAAGCTTCCGCAAGTATGTCAGCAAGAGCTTTATCTTGTTTCCTATGTTCGTCAGCAGACTTAAACGTTGCATCCATGTATTCTTTAGCCGACAGCCCGCCGCCATTACCAATAGTTGCTAACTTCGATAAAGCTTCATACGGAGCCAGCTTTGTCTGTACGGTACGTAAACCAGCTTCCGACGAGAGGTTATCGTTATTATACATTTGAGCCTGCAAGTTAAACGCCTTAGCCATACCCGGATCTTGTAGCAGTGAATTCAGGTTATTCATAATCGGATTACTGAATCCGTTAGGACCGACGCGACCAGCCCTAAGAATACCCATATCGTCTTTATAGCTGACGAAATCGCCCTGCTGGAACGGAGCTCTCATACCGCCGATATAGACGGACTTGTCTTTCGGACTAAATGCAGCAGGAGCAGTAGGAACTTGCTGAAAATCTCTACGCAAGCCGCCAGCCATATCACGAGCTAGCTTGCTAGCCCAGTCGAGAGTAAGACCCCCTTCAGCACTTGTACCAGTACCGGGACGCACGCGAGCGGTTTCTCTAGCCGGCATAAGATTCCCCTGTCTATCCATCTTCATAACACCAGACGCTTCTGGAGCTGACCTAGTCGGAGTCCTTGGAGCATTGGCAATATCAGCAGCGAAGGATGATTTCTTTGCGGCTATGTCTGCAAAATTGTCTTTGTAGTCGTACCATTTACCTGTGTCTAATCCATTTTTTGCTAGGTTGTATGGAAGCGCCACACCGTTTGCTATGTTAGCTCCTACGTCCGACATCACTCCAGCACCACGGACAGCCATATCGCCGGTAAGGGTTGTAGGAGGATTTACCCCTATACGCTTGGCGTAATCTTCGGTCGGAGTATTGAATCCATCGTAAGCTGCTTTCATTCCAGCGGCTGGCAAACCCACCCTGACCGCTAGAGTAGGAAGTCCTTCCAAAGCACCAGCCGTTGTACGAGCAACTTTAGTGGCCGCTCTCCCAACGCCTTTTGCCACATCACCTACTGAAGTAGTATTAGATCCGTTTAGCGCATTACGGATATTACTTAGTTTGCTAACATCCGGAGCGGCAGGAGTCTTTGCATTAAACCCCCGTTCAAGCGGCGTGAAATTTCTCAAATTCGCAGACGGTATCGGTCTTCCGGCAATTCTTCCGTCCGGAGATACATACATCGTCCCGGTTGACGGAGCAGGTTGGCGTAATGCAGCCCTAGCATCCATCATTTTTTCCATTGCGGCTTTTTTGAAAACTTCATCGACGCCGCTGGCAAAATACTGAGGTTTACGGAGCCCTACCCGCTCTGTTCCTTTTGAGAAGTACCGCGCCCGCTCGTTAGCTTCACGCATAGCGGATTGAGCCGCACCAATGCCTTCCTGAGTGGCCTCCTGCGCTGCCTGCTGGCCATAGCTCAGACCACTGCTCACCGCCTCCTGTGCCGCGCTCAGGCCTTTAGACAGGCCATCGCTATCGATCCCAACGGGCCTTCTCATGGACCGATTGCCGCCGAACAAACCCCGCTGCGCCATCGTGTATTGCTGCTTGAAGGCATCGGCTTCTGGGTTGTTAATCTCGCCCAAGCTGCGCGTGTTACCTAGAAACGCCTGATCCCGCGCCTCACTCGGTCCGCCCGCTAATCCCGCCGGGTCCATGTACCGATTGGCGGCTCGAACCTCATTTGGTTTGAACGTGTCCGGGTTGCTCAGAATCTCGTCAACTCGCTGATTGCCCAGTGAGGCCAAGTCAGGCATAACCGGCTGCATCTCAGGCTGCGTATTTTCCGGCTGCATACCATCATCGCCCAGCGCCTTGTACTGAGGTCTGCGAAGACCCGCAGCTTCATTCAAGGCTCGCACATTACCTCGCCCAAGCATTTCAGCCGCGCCGGGAGATAGCACCGCTTCGCCGGGCGTCAACCACGCGGGAATAATGTCAGTGCCTTTGGGTTTGCCCGGAACCTTCGGGAGTCCCTTGGATGCGTAACAGGGGTTGCGTTTTGTTTTCATGGGTGGATGCCTGTGTTTAAGATGAGCCGTCATTTGGGCCAGCATCGGCTGCACCCGATCTGACTACCGTGAAGCTATTGCTTCTGCTATCGCTTGCCACGTTCGTTGAGGATGTGCTGGTGCCGTTCGACACGGCAAAGCTGCTGCTGTCGCTGGCACTGGCACTCGTACTGGCATTGCTGCTTACACTGGTGCTGGTGCTGGCGCTGATGCTCTGGCTGCTGCTAGCACTGCGGCTTTCGCTATCGCTTGTGCTGGTGCTGTTGGAGTTGCCAAAGCTGTCGCTCATGCTGGCACTGATATTGACGCTGCTCATAGCGCTGCTGGCCAGGTTGCCGGCTATCCGCCCGGTCGCTTCCACCGCGGCGGAATAGGTCTGCCACTTGGTCTGCACCACGCTGATGACGGACTTCAACACATCCAGCTGCGCCTGAACGCTCTTAACCTGCGAGTCTAGCGTGTAGGTATTTACCTTCACCTCGGCCTCCAGCTCCGATACCTGCGAGTCAATGTCGGTCTTGTAGGCGTTGATTTCGCCGGTATACGCACCGATGATGGCACCCACCCGCTTGCTCTCGGCCTCCACAATGGACGTAAATGCCTCCGTCTCGGCCTTGAACACTTCCACCGGCAGTTTCTTGACTTGCGCCAACAGATTGCCGATGGCTGTTTCGGCCTGAGTGCGGGCCTGATAAGCATCTACCTTGCCCTTGTACACCTCCAGCGGCAACAGAGTCTTCTTCAGTTCAAGCTCTGACTTTTTGCTGATGCCCTCAACATTGGCCGCGTAACCTGAGACGGAAGCCTTGTAGGTTTCGAGCGGCAACTTAACGATGTCGAGGTTCACCAAAGCCTTGGCCTTCTCCGCATCGACGGCTGCGGAATAGCCCTTCACCTGCGTGTCATAGACTTCATGCGGGAGTTTGATGACATCCAGCCCGATCTTGCCTTTTTGTACTTGAGCATCGACGTTGGCTTGATAGGCTCTCACCTTGCTATCATAACCCACGAAGTCCAGTTTCGCGACCTCGGTTTCTGCGGTGGCTTTGGTTCTGACGGCATCGACATAGGACGCATAGCCCTTCACGCGGCTGTCGTAAATTTCCGTGGGGAGTTTCGCCAAGTCCACTTCAATCCTCGCCTGACTGATGGCGGCCTCGACTTGCGCTTGGTAGCCTTTCAGTTGGCTGTCGAATTTCTGAAGCGGCAACTTCGCCAGTTCCAATTCGACATTGGCCTTGGTCTTCGCGCCTTCCATCTGCGCCGAGTAACCGCGAATGTCCGTCTCATATTTCTGCAAGGGCAGTTTCGCTAACTCAATCTCGGCATTGGTCTTGGTCTGAGCGGCATCGACTTGCGCGGCATAGCCTTGGATTCTGGCCTGGAACAAATCAATCGGTAGCTTCTGGCTCTGAAGTTCGACTTCGGCCTGACTGCGCTTGGCGTCCACCAATCCGCGATAGGCGTCCACTTTGGCTTTGAACACGTCGGCATCGGCCTTGTAGGTTTCCAGTTCCCAGAGAGACGCATTGACCGCCTTGGCCCAGCTATCCCACTGGGTTCCATTAGCCTGAACCTTGGCTGAGAACGCCTGAATCTGAGCGCCGAATACCTCGACCTTGGTTTTCTCTAGTTCCAGTCGTTGCCTTGCCGCCTCAAACGCCAGCTTGTTCGTGGTTTCCCAGACGCTGGCTTGTGCCTGAAGGATCGCCACCTCCACATTCACGCGCTGCTGCATGATCTGGTAGACCTGCACCATCAATTCGATACTGGCTTTCTGCGCTTCAAATAGGCGCTGCCGCATCTGGTTGGTGTAGTTCATCATCTGCGTTTCAAGCTGCATCGTGGTGCTGAACGCGAATTGCAGGTTCTTCTGCTCCAGTTCAGCCTGAGCCACGGCGACAGAGCGGGACTCTTCCACGGTCTTATTCACCGCTTCCTGCTCGGCTTGCAGCAAAGCATTTGCCATTGAAGGCGCAGGCATCGTCCAGCCGGCCGCACTCCAGGATCGGGTGACGTTGTTCTTTAAGCGCCTGACCTCGGCATTGGTGCGCTCACGGGCTCTATCCCAGATGGCTTTCTCAACATTCTCACTGAGTCCGGTTGAGAATAAGCCATTGATCCAGCCCAGCAGCTTATTGTTGAAAGCCTGCAAGAGCGTCGAGTCGTACATGGTTTCCGACCATGAGAACTCAGGTATCTCAATATCTGGGATTGGCGTGATGGTCGGCGGGACAAATGTAGTGACCGTCGGGGATTCCTGAAACTCAACGCTGGGAGATACAGGAACCGGTTCATTGAAGGTCGGAGGGCGTTCTGGCAAATCAATCGTCGGCTTGTCGCCTTCAAAGGTCGGCTCAACCGGGAGGTTGTCCAGCGATACCGCTGATACCGTAGGAGAAACGGGCACATCGGGCGCGGTAAAGGTGGCGGAACTCAGCACGGGAGAATCCGGCATAGACGGATAGTCCACCGTGATACTGCCGGGTAGGGAAGGCTCAGGGACCGGACTTACTGTCGCAATCGAAACCGGGTTCGGGTCAGGCGGTGCTTGAGGTGGATCAGTTATATCCACCGTGATGGTCTTCGGCGTCGGCGGATCGGCTATTGGATCAGGAATGACGAACGCGGGCGTTTCGCCCGAATAAGCCGGAGCCGTCGGAGCGGTCGGCGTCTGGAAATTGATCTGACTGGCGTCTATCGCATCCGGCGCAGGGAACTCGTTAATGATCCCCACTTGGTAATCATCGCCCAGTCCGTCCAGCGCACTGTCGTCAGGCGCGGTCAGGTCTTTCGGCACACTGGGCAACGGGATGCTGTCATAGTCCGCCTGAAACGCCTGCCAGTCCGGCTTCTCGCCAATCTCCATCTTGATTTCAGACTTGACCAACGGATCGGGCTTGCCCTCACGGACAATCGTCGTAGTGATGGGTGGAGGCGGATCAATGGTCGTATCGCCCACGGTCGGTATCAGGGGCGTCGGGATATTGACGATCTGATCCAGTATCGGCCCGATGTCTGCCACCGTCTGGAGCGCGGCATCAATCATGTCGCCAGCGTGTCCCAGTATTGACGGGGCGAACGAGCCAACTATTCCAGCAGCGTTGTTGTTTGATGGAAGGGTATCTAAAGCCATAATCTTTCTCGTCAAATATCGGGTGTGTCGGACGGCACTGCGGGCATGGGCGGCAAACCGGGCATTTCAGGCAGACTGGGGGTGAGCGGCATGGGTGGCATGTCCGGCAGACTGGGAGCCGCTGGCGACGGCGGGAGGCTCGGCATATTTGCCTTGGGTGGGGGAGGCAAATGTGGAACGGGTGGCGCGTAGGGTTTGGGGAATGTGGGGATAGGTATGATTGCCATAACTTCTACAGTTCAATCGGAAGCTGAATGTTGGCTTGTACCCCGGATGGGTTCACTTCACGGTCGATGAACGTGTAGCGGATGACCGAACCCCAATATCCAGTGCCGATGGGTGAATCACCAGCGGTCTGCGCCGCCAAGTCAACGCCATAACGCTCATAATCAAAACCGAAGTATTCATAGATTTCGTTGATGTCGATGTCAGCCATAGCGTTCTCCTTTATTGCGTGAACCACGGACGGTCCAGATTGGCTGGATCGGTTTCGTGGATAACAGTGCCTTTCTTGATGTCGATGAGCCAGCAGCCTTGGTGCCAATGGTGGTCAAAAACAGTCGGCGCGCCCTGCTCGCGCCATTCCGCTTCGTTGAAGTAACCTTCTTTATCTGCATAGCTTGAGAGCGTCAAAGCAACAGTGTATTTATTTATCTTCTTGCCTAACTGAATGTATACCTCACAATCAACAGGGTTTTCTTCCCAAAAGGCATAGTTTTGATATTTTCCACTATCCCATCCGGCCGATAGTCGAATCTCATAAACGCCATCAATAATTTTTGCTTTACTGATAAACGAATTATCAAATTCTATTTTTGCTTCCGTTTCGCTCGCCACATAAGAACTGCTGGTTTTTGTTAACTCAGATACAGCCAATCCGCCTGCTGGACTATCAACTTCTACCCAGTCTGATCCTTCTTCACGGTCATCAGTAGTCCAGGCTCCATTTGGAAGGCCAAACCCACTATCAACGAGCTCAGCATAATAATCTGGCGTAGGCGTTACAAAAAGATCAGGCAATGTATAGCCCGGCTTGAAGTCTTTGTACATGCCTCCTTTTGGGTTGGCCTCCCATTCTGGAATCAAGACCGTGTTTACGGAATTAGTTTCTTCATTGGCAACTATTGCGTTATCAGCATAAATTGTTTCTGCTACTTCATAATCATTTGTGCTGACTTTAGCGGGAGCATACAGGTCGGTCTTTCTTTTCGTTCGATCTGCCGGATCGATTGTCAGATACGAGTGAACTTGAATAGAATTTTCTTTTTTACTGATAAATGGGGCTGTTGTGTATGCGCCATTTTCTGACTTATGAAACAAGTTTGCGTATTCAGTATTATATACGTATTTTTCTAAACCAATTGGCATGAACCGGGCTTCATCATATATTGTCCTCGAACAATTCAACACAAAAGCACGTTCATTGCCCAAATTATTATGCGTGAGAGATATAGCATTATGTGCTGGCCACCATGATCGACCTTTATATATGTATTTTATGTTTGAAAACGATGATTCGACTGTAGCTTTGTATGTATACTGCCCGCGTTCATATGCGTCATTTGTCTGAAAAACTTTTCCAATAGCTTGCGACGCGCTAGGCTCAAACAAAACAATGTTGGCCTTCGGCTTAACAGGTATATAGTCCTCGTTTGTGTTTTCGACTACATCAGTAACGGTATTATACCTTGTCCCTGACGTGCCGAAATATGGGTCTTCATATAAATATACTGGCCAGTTTATAGCCTCTGGCCTTGTGTATGGGGTGCGGAAAAATTCAGGCCAAAACTCTGTCGTTTCAGTTGTGGTCGATGAAAACACGAATTTATGAGGATGTGTTTCATGGTTAAACTCGGGCAAGATAACCCTTACACCAATCCATAGGTAGCCTTCATCTGTGTTGAATCGTTCACCATGAGGACGCATCAGGATTTCACGCGGGTTGACGTGTGGTGCTTCCGGCATCTCGGGTCTCGCCACACCTTCAGTGAGCGGCATCCCGTCATCGCGCGTACCATAGTCCACAGCAGATACGGTGGGAGGCATCTGGACGGGTGACACGCCGAAAATATCGGCCACATGCACATCGCCCATCTTGGCCACGCGAAACTGTGTGCCATCGGATAGCTGCCCTTGCCATTGACCCGCGTCGCGCTCCTGCCCCTCCATTCGCCGGATCAGTTGCGACATGAGCGTGCGCGCTTGAGGAATACGGCCCTTGGCCTGCTCCACGTCACCCGCGAAGCGGAAGCGAATCGGTGGCCAGTAGTCGTATTCCGTCATGTATGAGCGCCCGTTCTTCTGCGGGTAGTGACTTCCGGTATCAGCTCGATGCTGTCCAAGGTGAAGTCCGCGCCGTGAAGGTTCCGCAAGGTGAAACGGTGGTAGTTGCCCGTCTGTCCTCTGGGCAGGTTGAGCTTCCGCAGTTGCAGGGTGCCCGAGTAATCGAGGTTCTGCGTGGAGGTGGTGCCGTCGTCGGTTTCCTGAACGAGCTGCATGCCCTCATCGTTCTTCAGTCCCAGATAGGCGAAGGGAATGCGCTTGAGGTACGGACTACCGAAAGTCTGCGGGCCGATATCCACCAAGGCAGAAATATCCGTCCCGTTGTCATCGTCGCCGTCTAGTACATAGATGCCGTCTTCACCCGTAGCGAGATGTCGCGTACCATCAAAGGCAAAGCTGGTGAAGTTGTACTGCTCGTACTTGGATACGGCTCCCGTCTGGAGATTGATGGCCCATGAAGAGAACGCTTCTCCTGCCGTGATGCCGTAACGCGCTTCGGTTGCTCCGTAAGCGAGCGTAAGCGACGCGAGGGCATATTCAGCCTGAGCCTGCCCGTACAGCACGCTCCAGGTATTGAGCGCGTAGGTAGACTCCTGAGTAGCGGATACCGTCTGAATCGCCGCCAGTGCGTAGCCAGCATGAGATTGGCCTTGGATGGGCGCAAAGACATGCAGAGAAAACGCCGACTCGGTGTAACCCATGACTTGCGTGACCGGAGCCAGTGCATAGACCGAGTCCGATGATCCTGACAGCAGGATATCCGCCAGCAGTCCGTAATCACTGTTCTGAACCGCCGAGACATTGACGTAGAGCTGAACGCCATACGCCACGTTGGTTTCGGCCTGAGCGTCCACCAGTGCCGACAATCCATAATCGGCATTGGTTGTGGCTTCCAGATGCGCCGTGACCGGCAGGAAGTAAACCGCATCCGTCTGGCCTTGGGCGGTGCCGAATGAGCCAATGACGTAATCGCTATTCGTGACACCCGCAATGGACGCCACGCTGGACACAGCATAATCGGCATGCGCCTGGCCGGTGATAACAGCATAGGACTGAAGCGCATAACCGGATTCCGCCACCGATTGCGCGAGTCCTATCCGCTCCAGCGCGTAATGCGTGTGGGTGACACTGGTGATTTCGGCATAAGCGCCTAGCTCATACCTACTGTCCGCCGAGGCTTCCAGTACAGTGAAGGGAGCCACGGCATAGCGGTTGTCCGTGGTCGCAGAAATCGCTTGCAGGCCTTCCAGCCCGTACGCCACGTCCGCCGAACCCGTCAGCGTCTGGATGGAGTCAAGGCCGTAATAGCTGGAATACCCACCGCCGACGTTCTGGTACGCATTCAGCGCGAACCATTCTGTGGCCGGCGCGCTGATATCCTGATAGGCATTCAGTGCAAACCATTCCGTGGCCGGTGCACTGACGTTCCGATAGGCCGACAGCGCGAAATAGCTGAAGTCCCCAGCGGTGACATTCTGGTAGGCGTCCACCGCAAACCATTCCGTCGACGGCGCATTGACGTTGGCATAGGCGTCCAGTGCCCAAGCCGCATCGAATACGCCCTGCTTGTCCGATAGCGGCACACCAGCGGTCAATCCCCACGATTGATTCAGCCGATAAGTATCGGTGCTGTACCCGGCAATCTGCCAGGATTGATTCAGTCGATAGGTGTCATAGACCAGCGTTTGTATTTGCCAGGATTGATTGAGTTCATAGCTGTCCGTTGAGGGCAATCCTGTGGGCAGCAGGATCGCACTGCCGCGTCTGGCGGAACGGACAATGCTCACTGATTACTCCATCGCGAACAGTTTGGCCCGCACATTTACCGTCGCCGGTGCGGTACAGACGATGGCAATGCGCCCTCCTCCAGCCACGTCGAACTCATAACCCAAGGGAGCCACGTATTCGTACCCGGACTGCGGATGCACTTCCACCACGTCCAGCACGTCACCAGAAGTTGGTTCCACAGTGGCCGTGTGTTGGGCCGTCGTCTGTAGCGTTTCCGAGTGGTTCGAGACTTTCACCGGGGTCAGAGCCGACATGGTGCCCGCCGTGGTCTGCCGCATAAGGACAACCTGAACGGGTTCGGCAATGGTGGACGTTCCATCAAAGAACACACCCCAGCGATAAACCTTGATGGGGTGATTGGAGGCCGCGACCAACTGAACAACAGTTTTGGCGGTAGCAGCCGAGAGCGCGACTTCGGCGGTGATCGCCGCGAGATTGAGTCCTGCCATGATTAAAGCCTCTGGTAGTGAATGCGGTTGATGGTTTTGCTGAACGGGTTGACTGTGCATGGGCGCACAATCGCGGTCGTCGGATTAGGAAAATCGGGGAACGCCGCAGCCGGCGCAGTAAAGTTGCTGGTATACCGGGCGATGCCCTTGGTCAGCCTGAAGTCATCAATGTAGCCCGTGGCATAACGCTGAACCCCACCGTTCCGCGCCGTTCCGATGTTGGCCGTCGTTCGGGAGCCGATGGAAAAAGACTGCGTTACCGGGGTGCCCACGGAGGTTCCGTCCAGATAGAGCCGACACTCATTGGCGGCATCCCTCACCGCAGCGATGTGATACCAAGTATTGGTCGTGATGCTGCCTGCCGGCGCATTGACAAAGGTATTGCTGCCGACACTCTCCAGAAAGAAGGCCACGGAGCCGTCCGTCTTGTAGTCAATCTGAATCCGGTTGTCGTTTGTGGTCAGGCTGCCCAGAAAGAACAGCCCGGAGTTGGCGGCCAGAGAGGTCGTGTACAGCCAGGCCTCTATCGTGAATGCACCACTGGTCACGTCACAATTCGCGGCCGTGGCACTGAGATAATCACCGTTGCCATCAAAATAGCCGGATGCAGTCCCAAACTTTTTTTGGGTGGTGCTCGTATTGGTATTGCCTGATCGGGTGATGGTATTGCCAATAACATCCGTGAACGTGGTCCCGCCGTTGCTGCCGTCCATGTGCAGCAGCAAGGACACGTTCTCAAAGTAAGGATCACCACTCATGAGTAGGACGCACTCACAATCAGCGTGGAAGTATCACTGGTCGTCGCGTTGCTGGTTGACGAAGGGACCACCCGTTTCTGCCAGACGGCCCTACATTCGCCGGCTGAAAGCTGACTGATGTTCAGCCCATTGGATAGGTCCGCGGCGGTGCTGAAGCTCACGGCCGGATCGGGTGCCGTGTTCTCGTCGGCTATCGTGTCGGCTACTCCGGTGGCTGACCCGTCACCGACGCCCGCCAAATCCAGGCCAATCTGAATCGCGTCATCACCCGAAGTCTGCGTGCCGATGTAGATTTTTACGTCATACAGGGCATCGGTGGCATGCGCGTTCTTGACGTAAAAGCACCGGTATTCGGTATCGCCCGCGAGTGATTCCGCACCGGTGATGTTGTCGAACAGACCATTGGCCTTGGCCGCGACGGTGATTGTGTCCGACTGGTTGCCGCCCGGGAGACTCCCTGATGTCACGTCAATGTGCAGCCGCCCGCCCGCACTGTCCTGAAGGATGTAGCGGCCGGTGGAGCCAATATTGATGGGGCTACCTGCGCTTGCTCCATTACCCGCCCAGGTCGCCGTGGTGCCACTGGCGGTATAGGCCAGCGTACCGTTGCCTATCGCGGAATTGGGTGCGTCCAGAATGGTCACGCCCGTGACATTGGAAAGTCCCGTGGTGGTTCTTCCGACGATCCGCCCATTGGCGTGGGTGGACATTTGCCCACCCAGACTCTGAGTTGGATCGGTATTGGATGAACCGCCAGATAAGCGATATTCCAGATACGCCAAGTTGATAGCCATGGATTAGACCTTGCAGCTAAAGCCGAGCTTGTAGTAGTTGCTGGCGGTTGCAGCCGTCACCCCAGCCGGCACGGTGCGACGAATCCACACGCCCTTATAAGCAGACGCCGCCATGTCACCAATGGTCAAAGGCGCAGCAGAAGTCGGGGTGGAGAAAGTCACGCCGGTGGGCGCAAAGGTCTCAGAAGCCACGGTGCCGCCTGCGCTGAATGCGCCGGGGTCAACGGCATCGGCTACGGAGAAGGTATTGGTATCAACCGCAGTCACGACATAGTTGCCGTCATAACCGCTCGGTGTCATGCCCGCAACCGTGATATTGGCTCCAACCGGAATGCCGTGGGTGTTACAGGTGAAGGTACTGACGCTACCAGTCCAAGTCGCGCCGGTAATGCTCTTGGTGAGCGGAGCCGCAGAAGCACTCATGGAGCCGTCATCCAGTCCGATGGCGACAGAATCCTGACCGGGGGTGTTCTCGCTGATCCATACCTTGAAGTCGATCAGACTGTCAGAGGCATGAGTGTTCTTGAAATACTCGCAGCGGTACTCAACACTGCCCACGTTGGATTCGGCTTTCGATACGTCGTCCCACAAGGCATTCGCCAGTGCAGTGATGGCGACAGAATCGGAAACCGAAGAACCCGGCAAAGACGAAGCCACTACCGTGACGGACACATAGCCGCCATTGCTCGGGCCTTGGATGGCATAGGTGCCAGAGACAGATACATCGACTGCCGTACCGGACGTGCTGTTCGGTGGAGCCCAAGTCAGCGTCTTGGTCGTACCATTGAAAGACAGCGTGCCTGTACCCAGAGCATTACCCGCTGCATCATCAATAGTGACGCCCGTGATGAGCGACGTAGAGCGAGTCGCAGTCTGGTTCTTGATTTGCGTGCTGGAGATAACCCCGCCAAAGCTGGCTTTGGGATCGCTGTTGGATGCGCCACCGGAAAGATAACGCTTGATATCGGCTAGATTGGCCATGATAACCCTCTGTGGATAATAAAATTAAAACGGGTTTCCTTTTCTCGCGATTTCCCGCGTTGTCCATTCGGATGAAACAAGTGGGTTTGTCGAGCACCCCCACATCGAGATCAGAGCGAATCGCTCCCCATCTATCTCTCTTACTGTCATTGTACCTTGTTCAGCTTTAGGCATAGCAACGTGTTCAGTCAAATTTTGATTTTCTCCTCCCGGTAAACCACGCATGAGCCCTTTCTGGCCTAACCATAGAACGCCGGGGTTAATCGGATCGAACGCCACCGCACCCGGTACAGCTCCGTGATACGCTAACTCTCGTCTCTGAGGCACTTCGTTTTCATACTGTATAAAATAAGCTCTGCCTTCCGTCACAACATAAACACCGTCAGTAACGGGCAACACTGCCGTGATATTCGATTCAAAGCTCACGCCGTTCAGACTGGTGATGTGCGGATTGAAAGGTTCAGTCACATACAGCGTGGAACCATAAGCACCGTAGATGCGCCCGCCTTGTACACACAAATGCGTAACCGGCGGCATCGGGCCTTGATACTGGTTCTCCAGCGGTATAGATCGCGTCCCTTCTTCTATGACTACTGTAGTAGTCCATGCTGGATAATCACTTACTAGATAGAACTCAGCACCGTTGTGGCTAGTAACATAAACAGAAACATACGAAACGAAAGGTGGAGGAGAAGGGAAGTCTGACAGCATTATACCGCCTCCTTCACTCACTTCTATGACTTCGCCCTGCCCAGTACCACTTTCAATACCGTCTGCGTCTCGCCAAGTAATAGCTACCTGATACGTTCCACCGTATAAGCCACCGGTAGGCAGAGCATCGAGACGGGGCTGTCGAGGAGGATTAGGTATTCCCCACACCTTATATCCATTATCCCAACGACCTGTATTTAACCCGTTAGCGAAGAAGATCTCATTACCTATAACCGCGTAGTAAGTCCGCGTATCTCCCCAGCTAGAATTCAGCACCGTCCCGTCAAGAGTCTTCAGAGAACCTTCAGATACATACATAGTCACGCCGGCGTGACTAAATAAGCTATGCGGGCTCGTAGCGTTGATTAGTTTTGTGTACCCTGCACGCCGCTGAATCTTTCCGGAAGCTTTAATATTGCAATTGATTATATTGCGAGCTGCGCCATCCTTTAAAGCAAAGACTGCCGAGCGGTTATCTAGCCCAGCAGGCCAGCCGGGAAATTTAAGAGTCGGTGGGGGTTTGGCCACTTAATGCTCTCTGTATAATCATCTGCTCAGCCATTTTTACCATACCCAACAGCTGGGTAGTGCTAGCAGAATTACCTTCAAATCCTAATCCGCCATCAGAATCAATCCAGACACTGATCCAGGATTGGGCGCCTTCTTTAAAATTTTTTTCTATAGTTTCTTCAGACATTAATGTGTTTTCTGTCGAGATTGAAAAAATTCTCACGTTCTATACAACGAGTAGCGAATGATACAGCCTTAAGCCGTTCTAATTCAATATCATCTTTGTACGTATTACAGACCCAATTTCAACGTCGTCCATCAAGTGCCTCTTCTAATCGCCACTTGCAGTCCTTGCACAGATTGGTTCCCTCGACGGGCAGCATCCATCGGTCGCATAACCGACACTTCACCCATGACAGGAACTGGAACACTCTGGCGTCCTTTCGTACATCACATGAGCGAAAAAGCGCCCGCTATTGAGTGTCATATCTGCCGCGAAAACCACCAGTATGCCTACTGAGATGCCGAATAGGGCGATACAGGTTTTTGTGTATAGACTCACTTGATATGCGCCCTCAACCATTCATAAACTGCTGCGCCCGTCGTCACGAGGCCCACAGTAGCGATGATGAACACCCGGAACCACTTCGCACCGAGTTCCCACTCAAGAATCTTCGTCGTGATTTCTGCCTGCTCCTTGCGTAGCTGCTCCTGCTGATAGCGGATCGGCCTGAGTTCATCGCGGATAATCTCGCGCAACTGATACTCATGCGGCATTGTTCTGCGCTCTTCGCCCTGCCATTCATCATTCATCGTTGAACCCATCCCGCCGTGCATTTCAGTCCTGCCATCACTTCCATTTCCTCGTAACTTAATGAGCCGGTTGGACGGCAGGTAATGGCGCAGCCGGTTTGAGCAAGGATCGCGCCCGCGAGTAATATCTGATGAGGTCTTCGCACTCTTTGCTGGATGCCGCCATCACATCGCCGCGAATGTCGATGATGCAAGTCTCTGGAATCGGCGGCATAGCTAGAGTAGGTTTCTGACAATCGGTTATTAGTTTGTCGAGCTGAGGTGCAGAAACCTTCACTTCGTGCTGAGTGCATCCCTGAGTCATGACTGCTATAACTAGACATATTAGGAATAGGCTAAGCGACATAACCTCTTCCATCATTTCTTGATATGGATCTTTCATACAAACAGTAAGTACAGACCTAATACCATACCCGCAGCAAAGACAGTTACGATACCTACGCCAATAAATACTTGATTTATGAATTCGTCGTTCATGCCATCACCTTTCGCATAGAAGCCCACAAAGCTTTTCTGTCAGCCAGACCGTTAGTCCCGCCGTTGATCCGTTTAGTCATCGTAGTAAATTGTTCCGCATCTGCTAGAGAATTACCGCCAATCATATCCCAGAAATCTGCAGCACTGAGTGCGGCCCATCTAGGTAGAGCTAGTTTAGTAGGCTCTGCTTCAAAGTCCGGAATATCCATCTTCGGAAATCTGGCACGCAGACGTTGAGTCACTCGTCTGTGATTTCCTCTGCCAGTCGTTTGGATCAACCCATGACCTCTAAAACGAGATCCATCACCGGGATAGATATTACCCAGATCTCTACGTCCTTCATAGCGACGTTGAGCCGATGTAGGTCCCCAGATTTCGGTAGTGTATTTAAGTCGGCCAGATTCATGGCCTATTTGAGCAAGAAACGCAGCTATACGTTTCTTAGTATTGATCCCGTAGAGATTCATGGATTCATTGATCCAATCATCCCAAAAGTCAGCCCGTTCTGAAGAAATGCCAAGTCCTTTACTCAGCTGGTTCTGTGTAATCAGAACGGGTGCTTTGGGTGATATTGGGTTTGGGACGCTCACTACTCCCTACCCTCTTTCAGCACGTCGCGAACGTCTTCATGGCCGATCTCATTGAGTTCATTGGCGACTTCTGGTGCGGTATTGCCACGAATCAACCAGAAGGTGACGATCAGCAGAGTCCACAGCGTCGGCAGCAGCCACTTGCGGGTGTCTTCGTCAAAGTCCTTGCTGTATTCCATCGCGGCCAAAAGGATCGCAACCACATTAGTGCCGTGATAGGTGCTGAGTCCGTATTTCTTGATGAGATTGCCCATCACTTGCTCCCTCTCGTCGCATCAATCGCGTTGACCATCTCGACAAACGCGGGCCATTCGTCGCGGTCAACGAGAATCAGCCCCTCTGCGTCCAAAGGGCGCATCGAAACCCACATCCCGTCATCCTCCATACAGATGTCAGTGCCGTTGTGCCGGTACAGGGTGCCGTGCTTAGTCGTCAAACTGAGAAGGTCATCACTCATCACTTCATCTCTATCTGCCCAGTCGCCCGCGCCACCCACAGGATCGTGCGAATGACCCAATCAACGACCACATCTGACAAGTCCTCGGCCATCTCTTTGATGAGTGCCGCCGCCCGTTCATGCTTGATGTTGTTGCTGATGGCTTCATTGGCTTGCTGCACGATGAAGTTCTTGATCCTCTCGACCCGGCCCTTGTCCAAGGCTTGATCGGTAATCGCGGCGATGACTAGCATCGCGGCCCAGCGTAAGAATGGGTTCATTCCGTCACCTCTTCGGGTTGCGGTTGCGGCAACTGCGTCTTGGCTTCCTGCTGAATGCCCGCAATCAGTTGCGCGACTTCGGCATAGGGTTTGCTGCCAAGATATTGCAAGACCGCATTCAAAAGCGCGGTTGAAACTTCGATTTTCTCAGGCATGGTTTACTCGGCTGGTTGTGATGAGTTATCACGCTCGAATGCGCGGTTGAGATAGTCGGAATACAGGGCTGCGTAGATCAGGCCAACCGGAACGGTTTCGCCGGTCAGTTCGCCGGTATCCAGATCGCGAAGGGAAATCACGCCTTCTGGGTCAACAGGTCCGCCGACAGTGCCTGCCGTTTCCTGATGCTGCTCACTGTTAATGACTGCAACGGTTTCTTCCTGATAGGTGATATACGGCGGTTGATCCAGAAAGTTATCAATGATGATCTGTTTTGCGCGTTTGCGGCTTACGCCTTCAATTGGTGTTTCGTCGTAATTGTATTGAAGCATGATAATTCCTAATTAAGCAGCTGACGCGGCAAGGAGGTAATAAACAGTGCCGTTCACACGGACAGCAATTCGATTGGATAGGTTTGTCGTTCCGGTATTTGAGCTAACAACACCAGTACCCTCGGTACGCAAAGAGAGAATCGTATTGCCAGCACTTAAATCGGTTGAGAAGATTTGGATAGTATCCGCTACTCCCGTGCTGGGAGCGGTGCCAGTTTTGATGCCGAGAACGTTGGTGGCGGATGTACCAAATGAGGATGTCGCAATCCCAACGTTACCAGAACCATCAATGCGAAGTCGTTCAACATACGCACTGGATACTAGGTTATAGAATATGTGAGCCGCTCCGTTCCCGCTTGTGTACGTTAACTGGCTTGTAGCGACACCAAATCCGTAGTGGGATGCCGTACCCGTGTCATACAGCCGTATCTTATTCGGATCACCCGCTGTTCCGGCAACATTTGCAAACTGGAGAGGGACGTTGATTGTGGTGGTGCCAATCCCCACGTTACCGCTTTCGTCAATGCGGAGACGTTCTGCGGAGTTTGTCCAGAATGTAAGGGGGGAGGCAGTAGAAACATATAGCGCCATACCCCCGGTAGTATTACCCCCAGTCCTGAGAACGACCCCATCTGCCGTCGTAGCCCCGCCCCAAGACGCATCCGTATGGGTAATGCTATTAGCTCCTATCGCAAGGGACGCTGCAGAGTTTCCGTTTGTAACGGTTAGTACTGCTCGTCCTGAAGTGCCAGCCGATACATATGAAACCTGAGCCGCGCCGTTTACGTCTAGGAGAGCAGCGGGAGAGGGCTGACCGATACCCACGTTACCGCTGGAATCTAGGGTTAGTGCATTTTGGACGGTGGTATCTAGACTGATTGATGTATTGGCAGAATTGGAGTTCTGGCGAAAAGCAAAATTGCCCGACCCATCCATGTACATGCGTTCGGTCCCAGCATGGGAGAGGGTAAACGCAAGTCCAGATGTGACCCTGAGTTGTCCTACGGAGGGGGCTATGGGTGCCGTACTGCCGTTTATTTGCAGACTGATCGAATTGGTCGAAGAGTCCTGAACGATTAAGGATGACGCTAACCCTGAATCGCTGGACCGCACTCGCATCGAGGTGCTGGAACTGCTCAGTACGTCCAGTGCGTAACTCGGTGCGTTCGTACCAATACCCACATTTCCAGCAGAGTCGATGCGAAGTCGCTCTGAGCCAGCAGTTGACCACGCTACAGTGTCTGCTGCGGGAAACCACAGTCCGGTATTGGGGTCGCCGTTCGGTATCAGGGTCGGCAGTGCTGCCGTGCCTGCCCGAATCGCTACAGTATCACCAGACGCATCTCCCAGTGTGACGTTGCCGGTTGCGCCCAGAGTGGTGAAAGTCCCCGCGGCTGGCGTGGTGCCGCCAATCGCGGGGGGAGAGGACAAATTCAGTGTGCCGCCCAGCGTCAGTGAGCCTGAGCTGGTGACGGTGCCTGTGAGAGTGAGTCCGTTGACCGTGCCGGTGCCTGAAACTGAAGTGACGGTGCCTGTCGTTGAGCTAGTACCTGCGCCAATGGCGGTCCTGAACGACGCCGCGTCAAGCGTTGAGACCGTGTTATCCGCATTGATACGCGGGAACGTAATGGCGCTTGGGTTAGCCAGGGTGAACAGGTTGCCGCCCACTGTTGTCGCGCCGAGACTTGTTCGCCCAGTGGCAGCGGTAAGCCCGGTAGACCCGCCGTCCCATTTAAGACGGTCTGTGTAGGCTGTGTCCCAGTTCGACTGAGAGGCCGTAGTCGGGATCGAGTACCCGGTCGCCAGAGATACGGCTATTGTGCCGCTGGTCGTGACGGGCGTACTACTGACCGACAATCCTGTTGGGACACTCAACCCTACACTAGTGACCGTGCCGAGGTTGGTGGTGTAGGCCGTCGTGTCCAGCGTCCAGGTATCGGCGGCAGTTTTCTTCAGCAACCCAGACGTGCCTGATAGTACAGCAATGGCCGTCAGGTCGGCATCAAGCGGCTGATACAGGCTGGCATGGGCGTGATTCCCTTCCGCCACCGTTCCACTTGTCGTGCCGAATATTGCCGCTGCACTGATCTGCTGGCCGGTCAGCGTCAGGTCAATGCTGGTGCTGTCGGCAATGGTGACGGGCGGGGCCAGAGCATCAATCGCCTGTTTGACCCGCAGCGGTGACATCGAGCGCAAGGCCGATTCAGTTCCGGCCTCCATCTCGGCCTGACTGGCTGAAACAGTGGAAATATCCGCGTCATAGCCTTGTACCGTCACGCCAATATCATTGGCTGTCAGCCCCGTGGCTTCCGTCACCCACGCATAGCCCGTCCATACCCAGACCTTGCCGTTCTCGGTATGCGTCTGGCCCAGCGTGGGCGAGGATGGAAAGTTGAGTGCAGCCATGGTTATGCGAGCTTGATTGCAGTGATCTGGGAGGCGTTATTGCCCGCGCCATTGGCAGACAGGGCGGCTTTAATCAGGCTAGTGGTGGCTCCGGCACTGGTCGCCATTTGCGCGGTGATTGTCGTTGTGCCCGCCAAGGTGATGATGGCGGTCATGCAGAGGTTGCACCCTGACCCTGACGCTGATGGGTGATAAGCCTGCTGTGAGGCGTAATGCGTGGTGCCGGTGCTGATGCGCCCGTAAATGGTTTCTGCTGTGGTGGCGTTTCTTTGCTGAGTGAGGTGCGCCGTGACCAGCCATGTGCCTGCCGCCAGACTTACGCCCGGACCGTTGTACCAAGTATTGCTACTCGGCATCTGCACGTCGGCAGACAACGAGGCTTTGCTATTCGTGATGCTGCCTGCCGATGGCGTCGTCCAGCTGTAGTCGTAATCGGTGTCCGTGTCCTTAGTCAGCACCTGTCCGGTCGTGCCGCCCGCTGGAGGTTCGTTGACCGGAATATCGCCCGACCCCAGCAGACTGGTGGATTTCACCGTCTTGATATTGGTGGCTGAGACCAGTGTGGCTTGCTTGCCATCCAGTGCCGTCTGTAGTCCGGTAATTGCCCCGATGGTGTGCTGGTCTGGGTCTTGCCTATCCGTCAGAGAATCGTGACTGGTGGCACTGAATGTCGATGCTGACGCCGCTACCCGGTCCTGAATCGTCCTGACTGCCGCGATGACGACATGCGGAGTATTGGCCGTGTACGCCGTGCTGGTCTTGAGGACAATCTGATACAGCGCCACGATTTCCGCGACGGAAATACCCAACCCTTCAAACTGCTCGGTATAGGCATCATCGACCGTATCATGCGCCAGTCGGCCCATCACCAGTCTGACGGGGTTTGTCTGGCTGTTCGTCGCCACCAGCCAATAGGCGATGTACTTGCCCTCGCCTGCGTCGGACAACGAACCAGACCCGCCGCTGACCGGGTTGTATCTCGCGGTAGCAGTCCCGGCCACCCAAGGCGTGGTCGAAGCCGTGGTCATCACATAGGCCGTACCGCTCAGATACATAACCGGCAACGAAGCCGCCCCGGTCAGGGTTTGCTCAAAGGCCGCTGACGGACTGGCGGAATGGGTGATCGTGTGTTCAAGGTCTTCATCGGCAATCGACAACGGCGCACCGACTGCGACTGTGACAGCAGATTCGTCATCCAGTGTGTAGCTGAGAGCGCCACCCGACCGCCAGACTGTGCCGACATTCCGGTGGTGGACGTAGTGCCACTCTGGATCGCCCGTCACCGAATGCCGCTCGTCCCCAACGATCAGCGCCTTGCTGTTCGCCGCGTCCCAATAGACGTAGCCAGCGTTGATGCTGTTCTTGATGTCGCCATAGATGCCTGCGTCATACAGCGCCCACGTGGAGGGATTGATCGAGTAATACCGTCCTTGCGACGTGTCATCAATGACAATCGTCAGGGCCGATGAGAAGGTATGCTTCTCGCCCCGGTAGTACGCATCGAACGATGCGCCCGTAGGCGCAATGGATAGCGTGCGGGTGCCTTCGTTGAAGGTGATGACCGAATCCGTCCGGTTGACGAAGCCGGTGAGCTGGCCATTGACTGAACCCACCGCTGTACGCGCTTCTGCATCAAGGTTCGTCCAGGCGGTGTCGTAATCCGTGCTGGACGACTTCAGCAGTACATCGCCGGTGGTGCCGCCCGTAGGGAACGGTTCAACCTGATCGACCCATTCTGTGTCGTAATCGGTATTGGACGCCTTGGCCAGTAATTGCCCCGTCGTCCCGCCCACCACGACACCGACACCATCAGCCCCGTCCGTGCCATTGGTGCCATTGGTGCCATTCAGCCCCGGATCGCCCTGCGGTCCTTGTGTACCGCTCGACGCATCAACCCACTGCGACGAAGAACCGTCGTTGTAGTAGATCAGTAGTTCGCCGGTTTCTGAGTTGAACCAAAGACCAGCATCGACTGGAGACGCGGGCGGGGTCGCGCTGACATCGACCGCCAACCCGGCAACAGGCAACACATCGGGCGGCAATAGGTCGCCTGACGGTATCTCCTGAAGTGTCCCGTCAATCGTGACGAGTGGGCGGCGGTCAGCCATGGATTACGCCAAAACGATGGGCTGAAGCCATTCAAAGTTGATACTGGTGGCTGAAGTCGCCACGCCAATCTTCTGCACGACCTGTCCAGTACCAGTCGGTGCTGTTGAGGTGAATCCGCCCGCCGTAGTAGCCGACAGGAAGACTTCGCCTGGGGTTGCGCCTGAGACAGCGACGTTCGGGCCTTCGAAATAAACAGTCGCGGCTGCGGGGGCCGTGACCGACGACAAGACAAAACCGTGGGCATATTTGCCACTGGTACTTGCGTCAGCTTTCCTTACCTTGGCCGTGCCGCCATCATTAAATAGGTTCACAAAGTCACCCGCCGCCAGATTCTCAGAGGACACGATGGCCGCGGTATCTGCACCGATGCCGACCGGCATCATGCTGGTATCGAGTCTTCCAGCACTGTCCAGCGCAGGAATATCGCCAGCATTTGCTGCCCCGGCGGAAGTAACAGTCGCCTCAGTCTCGGTCAGAACGCCAGCGTTATTGCGGATGTATTTATCAGCCATGGTTTACCTCAAAAAATCAGGATGGGTGAAAGAGGGTTGATGTCGATCTGCGTGGCACTGACCGCCAGTCCGATCTGGTGGATATAGGCCAGTCCTGCCAGTGATTGCGTCAGCACACCTGAAGCACCGACATACACGGGGCCATCGGCCCAGTTCCAACTGGGTTCGGTCAACAGGCCGGATGTCTGGATGTTCACGTCGTCGCCCGCTACCACGGCTCCCGTGCTGATGCCGATGCAACGTCCGGCATGAGAGGCATTGCTGCCATCGCAGACATAGGCAAGACCGGATACAACGCGAATGGCGCGGTGGCCGGAGAGGTTAGTGGCGGCTTCGTGAACCTGAGAGACAACACCTTCGCCCGCCGGTCCCGGTTCGCCCTGCGGCCCACGTATTCCCGCCAGTCCGGTGACTTCAACCGTAGTCGTGACAGGCTCGACAATGATGGAGGTGGTTACATCCTCCGATACGGTGATTTGCGAAACCGGGATGTCATGGGGTGGCAATTGAACCGTCGGATCACCCGTTGCCACAATGGTTGTGGTGACAGGGGAAACAACGATAGTCGCAGAAATGCCCGTCGAAACGACCACCTGGGTTGGATCAACCAGGACGGTGCAGTCAACGAGGGCCATCAGGTTGCGTCAGTCGTGACCTGAGGACGAACTGCTATCTTGTCGCCGTAATCCTCAATAGGCGGTAGCAGCGTCACGATGTCGCCATTCGGAGCCTTGGCCTGCACGTCATAGACGTACTTGCCGGGAGCAAGTAAGGCAGTTTGCGCGGGAGTCGCTTCCAAATATGCTACATTGTCAGCATCGGCGGTGTGATTACCAAAAGCTGTTTCGACTGCGAGTGCAGCCGTGGCTGCGTCAAAGCTAGTGCGGAGAGTCAGCCAATGTTTGTACCCAGTGAGATTCGTCCCGCCGGGATACTGAATCTTAATTCTTACCGTATCGCCTTGTCTAAAATCTGCGAGGTGCTTGGCCATCAAATTCCACCATAAGCCACGATTCTTGTTTTATGTTTCGCGATATCCTTTTCTTTCTTAGCAAAATCACAATATTCCAAAAACTTCGCTTTTGAGTCTTCGGATTTCCTTGGGTTATATGAATCTACATCGTGTTTATTATATGCTAAATGTTCCATCCATTTTAGAAAATGGAAATGGTGCTGATCCGCAACGCCATCAAAACCGGACGAAAAAGTATCGATCGGGGCTAAAGGGAGCCGTTCGATAAGCAGATGGACAGAATCGTCGTGATCGGGGATGTTTACCCACCGAACTAGGCCGGGTTCTAGTCCGATAACCATGTATCGAACAGCACCCGTCGTGTTGGTCATATTCAGTCTGCGTAACAGACCAAAATCTTCGTCGTTCAGGCGCGTTGTGTCCTGAGCATTGATTATCTTTACATCTCGACCATCAGACAGGGTGGCTTGCCGAATGCGAAGAATAGCTTGGCTAATCTCCGCATTTGGTTCGTCTTTTACTACGGGGATTGTGCAGATATCGGATAGGAAGTCCGGAATACCTCCAGTGAGTCGTACAAACCAAAAGTATGCGTCGTTCATATACGCATACACCTCATCATCGCTCCAAAGATATGGCTTTACAGTATCGGCTACTGTGTCGCGAAATAGTGAATACAACTCATCGGTCGTCATTCAGGTTCAGCCTGTTTCAATGAGTACGCCTGCCATGCGGCATCGCGTTCTCTGTTGGTTACTTCAAATTCACAGAGCCTGCTCAGCTTTTTAATATGCGGAGCGCCACTAGCTGTGAAATCACTGCGCTCGCTTCTGTTGAGCATAATATCAAATGCCGCGAAAAGTTTGGCTTCTCTTTCTTCAGGAGAAAGAAAAACTACTGGCTGCGCTTCTTCGCCAAGCACATCAATATTATCTTGTGAAACAGCGCCTATAGCAACAGCGTCGGGGACACACATCGGTGGCACCCATACGGGTTCGTCTTTAATGAAAGTTACGGTGTGGCCTTTGGTAGTACGAAGAGTGAAATTTCTATGGAGCGTGAAATAGGGCATATATTCCTCTTGTTATTAGAACAAAAAGGGGCCGAAGCCCCTTTTTATTATTTCAGATTAAGCAATCTGAACTTCGTTAGAGCGATTCTCGATGATGTAGGTGATCCGTACAGTCATCGTGCCCTGAGTACATACATCGTCCGAGGAAAAAGCCAGACGGATGTTGTTGCCCAAGCTGCGATAACCAGTCGGGACTAGAGCTACACGAGCCGCGCCCTTCGCGTCAGTGGAAGTCAGATAGCGATCGGCTGTCAGAGAATCACCAACAGTGATGTCGAAGCCGGCGGTATCGAAAGCAGTTTCAGTGACGACTTCGCCACTAAGAACTACCGCTCCCGGAGGAAGCGGGATAATTTCGAAAATACCGGCAGCGCCGCCAGCGTTTGTTTTACCAAAATCGACGGTATTCCCTACGGAGTTAACCATAGTATCGTCGAAATTGAACTTGAACTCAGCGACCAGCGGCCACTGAGCGGTGCGAGATGCGATTTTTAAAGCCATATCCTAAAACCTCTTAGTTGGATTACTGCGCGCAGTAGACGGAAATCATGCCGTGGTCTTCGACAGTACCGCCGGAATACTGAGTGTAGAACTGAGGCTTCAGGAAGCCGAGGATCTTCTGTACGGAGATACCCTGTTGGTTCTCGTAATCGAAGCCTTTTTCTACCCACTCCGGAGCACCGATGTCGGCCATACCCAGAGCCTGAGCGCCGCAGAACAGAATCTGACAGCCATCGACAGCACCAGCAGCACCGAACTTGGAACCGGCAGGAGCCAGACGGGTGTTAGGTACATGACGGAATTCGTGGAAATAGATACCGTCGATCTTCACAGAAGAACCAGTGAAGAGGTTGTTACCATCACCACGTGGCTGCGCATGACGCAGATTCAGCAGATAAGTGCTATCCAGCTTCAGTTTAGCCATAGCTGTCGGAGACAGGAAGCAATGGTAAGTCTCCTCACCACCTTTTTCCTTAACACCACGGATATAGTTGTCCTTGGCGTAAGCCTTCAGCTGTACGAACAGCTCCCACATTGGCAGATCAGCGGTAGCAACTGCAGAAGAAGCGCCGCCAATGACCAGATCTTTGGTAGTACCGTTCCAACGAGCTACACGCTTTGCGGAAGGAGCCTTAACATCAGCCGCGAACTCAAGATAAGACAGATCGGAACCAGCACGAGTGCCGCCGCTGTTCTTGATGTTGTAGCTGATACCAGCCATAGTCAGGAAAGCCAGCTGATCGATACGATCTGCCAACCAGTAAGCCAAAACATCGCGAGAGTTGTTACGGAACTCAACGATGGACTTCTGATCAGCCATACGGCCTTCGTGGCGGTTAGCGTGACGCAGCTGATCCAAACGGATTACTTGATCGAACGCCTTCATGGCCTCTTCATTACCTTCCAGCGTACGATCCCCAGCGATACCGTCCCCTTCGAGGTCGGTCAACAGGGTGATAACAGCACGCGCGCCCTTTTCTGATTTCTTCAGCTCAGTGATGTGCTGAATAATAGAATTGGAGTCCTTGCCGAGGAACTGATTAACAAACGAGTAGTTACGCGCTTGCTTCCACAGGTCCATCGACCATACAGTTTTCTGCTCTTGAGTAAGCAGACCAAAATTAGTCAAACTCATAATAAATGCTCCATAGCAATGACCGGAAAAATAAAACTCTTTTTCGTAGCCTTATCGCCGCCACCGCGTTGTTGCATTCGTAACGTGAATGGTCCGAAGTTCTTTATCGCAAGGACTTATAGCGAATGTTGTGTATAAGTATGCAGATTTTCAAATCTGTGTCAACTTAGACTTCCATCCAATCTTCTGCAAGAAGATCAGTTTGGCTAGCAATCCACGGGACAATCTCACCATCAACGGTTTTCATGTCAATGTGGGGCCGGTAATTAATTTCCGTTCCTTCCGGATAAATACCCAGCAATGGGTGACGATTCACCTTGAATGTGCTGCCGGGAACTAGAAAGAGAAACATCCCTTTTCCGTTCCACCCTTCTCTGGCAACTTTGTTGCCAATCCTAAGCTGCTCTAATGCGTGTCCGAAATTCATACGAAATCTCCACGCAATTCAGAAAGTTTAGAGTCGGGTAGTTTTACAAACTCATCAAAACTCATCTTCATAATAGCTGAGCTATCTAATGCGCCGCCTTCTTTATCATGATCAAGGCCAACGCTATTTGTGCTTGGAGGCTGCTTTGATTTAGCACTCATGGCTTTAGTCACTGCAGCTTCTTTTCTACGAATACCGGTTTCAGTGGTATTCGCTGCTGGAGCCTTAACTGCACCGAGGATGGTTTCAGTAGCTTCTTTTAAAGCCTGTGAAGGAGTCATGCGCTCAGTCTGCATAAGCCCAGACATCATTGCCTGTACTTTACGGACCGTAGCTTTGTCGAACTCTTCTGCTTCTGGATTAATCTGTGGATAATCCGCTTCCAGCTTGGCAACCAAAGCATCGTATTTGATTTCCTCGCGCGCCTGATCTTTAGCGGTCATGGCTTTGGCTTCTGCTTTATGCTCAGCAACCAATTCCTTCATCTCAAGAATCTGTTCCATCAGATCAGCGGCTTTCTCAAGCTCGCCGTCTGCCAACAGATTAGTGTGCTGCTTGATCAGCTCCTTTACATGCTTCTGAGCTTCGGCGTAGTCAACCGCCACATTGCGCTGTGCTTCTTTTTCCTCATATTCTTTGAGACGGCGAGCATATTCTTCCTTTTCTGAGCGTTCCTTACGTACAGCCTCGTCAAAACGAGCTTTAGGGATGGAAAGTTCTTTCTTCTCCTCTTGCTCTTGTTCCTGCTCTTGCTCGACTTCAGGAGCCTGTTCCTGAATCACTTCTTCCTGTTCAGGCTCCTGAGTCAGAATCTCATCGCCGCGATCTACTACTTCGGTACTCATTTGGTACTACTCCCTTTGGGTTTTGTGGGGGTTTCTTTGGCTTTCTTTATCGCCATCTCATGCTGGGCTTTCTGTTGCTCCATATTCAGAATGTGCTGCTCAGAAGCCTGCTCCATATTCATCGAATGCTGAACATGAGCCTGCTCCATTTTCTGAGTAGCCTGAGTCTGGGCTACCTGTAACTTAAGCGCCATTTCCTGACGCTTGAGTTCAAGTTCTTCTCGCTTGAACTGAAGCTCCATCTCCAATTCCTTCTGCTTCAATTCAATCTCGAGCTGCATCTTCTGCAGCTCCATCGGATTACCTTTGGCTTCCTGCACTTTAGCCAACTTCAACTGAGTATCGGCTTCAGTCTGAGCCGATTCTGCCTTCAGGTTAGCCAGTTCCAACTCTGCCTGCATCTTCTGTATCTGCTGCTGATACTGAACCTCAGGAGACTGCTGCATATCACGCATCTGCTTGATAATCTCGCCGCGCTTGTTCAGACGAGAATTCTCAATCAGCACCTCATCAGGAATCTGAATACCCAGCTCCTTAAGCGAGATAGCCTGTTCAAACTGGCTGTCTTCCAGCGTCTCTCTGTGAGGAGTGCTGGACACAATTACATCGTATTCACCGATAGTCAGATCATTAACAATCTGGCCGGTAAACGGATCAGGCTGATTGATCGTAATCTGTTCTGCCTCGCCGGTCAGACGATTGGCTACCACGTTCAGAATACGTTCTTCAGTGTAGAACTCCTGAACCAGATCCAATACGTTACGAGCGAGGATGTAATCAGTACGAGCCATTCCATCCAGAGGCTTGCTTAGATTCAAAGCGCCTCTGCTCTGATTCATGGCTACTGCCTTGGCAGAAACGTCTTCACGCGCATTACCAGTCTGGTAGTCATTAACACCAGAAATGGTCTTAATATGCTCTTCAGCCTTGTAGGAGAAGCGATCCAGACCAGTAGGCGTCTGATTTGGCTGAATCTTCTGAACTACATCGCCGGGAGAGCCTTCAACCTCAAGAACGAGGCCGGTTTCAGCGCCGCGCTGCTCCAGCTCTTCAATCTGCATGTTGCGCAGCTTGCCAGTCTGGACAATCCAGCCTGAATTAGCTGTCGTATTGATTACATGCAGCTCCTGACTCGTTACCTTGTTCAGATACTCCTGCGGACCGAGAAGATTCTCGACCAAACCAACGGTTTTGCCTCTACGGAAGTAGGGGAAGTACGGAACAACAGTAAAGTGCTTGTAGGGACTCCAATCATCGTGCAGAACGATGTTGTCTGCAGTGACTGTCCAGCGAATTCGCTTGACTAGCTTCTTTGTCGTAGCTAATCCGAACTGCTGAGCCACGATTGCGATCTTTTTCTTGTCCCAAGAATCTGGAACAGGTCGCATATCACCCGTTTTAGGGTCAACGAAGTGCAGCTGATTGTCCATCTTGCGCCACTGACGCTCGATAACACGCACGTTTCGTATAACTTCGGCCTGATCCCACGGCCCGAGGTAATATCCCTTGTTGTAATAGAATCCAAAGCGATCTCTTTCACGCTCAATGGAGTCGTAACCGTAAGGGAAGAAGCTCGTACCTCTCGTTTTCAGATACTCGGCGTCCTCTTCGTTGTATAGGACGGCAATATCCTGCCACGTCATCCACTTTGTAGTAAAAACGTCGTTCCAAGTATCGGGATCATAATCTTCTGCGTCGGGATCGACCAGAACGTTCTTCGGATTTATGTTTTCGATACGAACTTCACCGGCCATGCTGTCGGTAAAATCCAATCTCACATCCATATAGCCGCGACTGGTGATAATTCCGTCGCAGAACATATCACTTCGCTTCCAATCAAGCTGATTGGCGTCAGAAATCTGTCTGAAAACCTTGGTAAGGGTCTCAGCTAACTCAACAGGCGCTCCAGAACGAGGCTGAAACGATATATCTGACCTGTTGTGTATTTGCTCTCCCATCACGTTACTGATGGTAGAGATGATCTTGTTGATCGTCAGTGCCGGTCTTCGCTGAGCCTGTAGCAGTGCAAGGTCATTTGGGTCCCACTGGATACCCATGAAGTAGTTATTACACTTATCTGCCTTTTTTACGAAGTCAGCGTGCCCATTATCACGAACAAACTGATACCTCATCCATTGATGAAGGGTTTTTTGAGTGTCAATGGGCATTGGCGTGCTCTAGCGAGGGCGTGGAGTAGGGTTAGGGCGCTTTGGTTTACAGCCTTTCATTTCAAGAACCTCAATTTGTACTCGGTTGAACGGATCAGAGCCATAATCTCATCGATAATGTTCTGAAGATACGTATCATCTTCGTCGCAACACTTGCTGCGATTCTCTGAAATCCAGCTTCCCAGTTCCTTTACAAGAGCCAACGGGTCGCTAGCGAGAGTGAATTTAGCTGGGTATGAGTCAATCAACCCATAATCTCCCTGCCATGCTTCTGCAAACGAGTCTGCCAGACCGACAATCTCGTCGTAAAAATCGTTCAGAGCCTTGTGCGCTGCATAAGACCTAGTTTTCAAATGAAGAACATGCGCGTTGGTACGTGCATGAAAGCATCTCATTACTAATTCGCCTGCGCTCATTTGAACCAACTCCTCATTCCGTCGCCGATACCATTAAAGCCTTGCCGAACCTGTTCCAGAGACGGCTCTGACCGAGACTTATTTCCCGTTAGAGATTTAGGCAAAGCCTTTGCAATAGAGTATGCAGGAACAGCCACTCCTAGCAAGGGTGCCATGAGCGGGTCTTTCGCCACAGTCTCTCGAGCAAAGGCTCTGTGTTCGTAATTAGCCAATCTGTTCTGTTCTGCCTGATTAGGAGCGCTCTTTCGTAACTCAAGCAATCTGTTCTGATTCAATCTAGCTAATTCATCATCAGAATATGTGATCGGCTTAGTGTTATAAAACGGCGATTGTCCGCGCCCTTTACGCTCTGCAGCCCATTCAGCAGACTTTTGATATATGGAATCATCTAACGCTCTATCCTGTGTAGGGATGGGAGGAAGTTTTTTAGGAGCGGTACGTAAATAATCGACTTCAGCTCTATTGAGTGTCGGCACGAATTGCGGCCCATGATCGTTGGAATACTCCGTCATTACGGACCCGTTTGGTCCGGGCAGCGCGCCTAACCAACCTACATCCTTAGCACCATCTCTGAGATCATGTCGAGCGCCCCAGTCTTTTTTGCTGACACGCACCGCTTTAGGTAAATCAGGGCGATATCGCGATGTTTCGGGGAAAACATCAGTTAATGTTGCCGCTAATTTAGCCTTCATGCCGCCATCCATGAACCAGAACCGCCTTCAACGAACTGAGGCAGTTTGTCTTTCCAACTCTTGGGCGCTTTAACTTCAAGAAGTTTTCTTGGATTACGTCCTACACAAAGATTAACTGCCCATGCCATAGCGTCGACAATATCGTCGTGTGCTCCGGCAGGAAATCTCAAGAACTCAGTCATTAATGTATTGACCCAAGGTGCGTTTTGCGGAAAGTATACTCTACCTTGTTGCATACGTCCCTGCAACGATCTAGCACGCGCCATTTTATCCGTTAATGGTTTAAGGGTCTCATAGGGAGGGTACATCCCTCTTTCTGCCATACGCTTCTCAAGAAGCGGCTTAATGGCTTTCCAGATTTGTGATTCCTCAAACCCGAGAGTGAGAGGTGCAGTTGGCTCTCCTCCCCAGCGCTCAGCCGCGTTTAATATCTCTTCCACGATCGTGAATGAATCGCCTCTAAACCGAACTATCTCCACTACGTGCAGAAAATCATTCTCATCCTGAATGATAGTAGCTCCGACAGTGTAGTCGTTCATCTGCTTTTCGCCGATGGCGAAATCCCATGCCTGAAATACATTCCGCTGATACGCTGCCGGCGGCACTGACTCGAACTTAAAATACTCCTTCCTGAAATACATACCCTCATCAGGCACAGGGTTCTGCTGATAGAGCGCTGACCAGATTCTGACGGGCTGGTTAGCCTTCATCGCCGTCATCATCTTCTCGTTATACCTCTCCGGATGAAGTGCTTCACCCGGCATACGTAACAGCTCGTACTCCTCTCCATAGGGTATGGGGATGGAAACACCCTGTTCTCTCTGCTCGTTCCGCTTCTCTACGTGATCCAAATCCATAGGACTTGGCAGACGTTCTATGAGACCTGTTGTGTGATTTCTGTACTCCCACGCCTCAGCTATGGCTGGATACTTGATAATCACAAACTGGTCCGACTCCTCGTCTGTGCGCATCTTCTGCTGCAGACGCCCTGCCAAATCATCATCGTGCCACCACGTGTTATGTGACACGAGCCCGTTAGCTATGAAGTTCTCTGTGCGTTCTACTTGAAGGTCGAAAACTTCTTCTTCGCCGTCAAATTCAACGCTTACTACCGGATCAAGAATGAAGTCTGATGTATTCAGCAGCGGCAAGTGCAGCGGACTCAGATCCAAGATGTCCGATAGCGGCGTTGCAGTTGTTACATAAGAGCCCTCTAACTTTTCCTGTATCGTGGCAGTGATCGACAGCAAGTCGCTCTTTCCAATGATGTGGGTTTTCTGGGGCGCTACTTCTGCAAATGGCACAGGCTCCGTTCTGTTCTCGGAACATTCGCTCGTAATCGTCGATGGTGATTCCGTACCGATTCTTAAGCTTAGCGCTCCGTTTTGCTCGCTGATCCAACGCACTTGGAGCTCGGTATCCATCGGCCCATTTACGTTTGTTGTAATGGGATTGACAGAACCCTCTACAAATAGCTGATTTGTCGCAGCCATCTGCTGCGCACGTAATGCCGCGCCACTTGCCGTGTTGTCCTTTAGCGCCACGATTCTGTGGGCCGTAGTCAAGCTTTTCGCTCGAATCCATTTTAAATCGCCTCCGATATCAGCCAAGAATGGATGCCGCCCATTCGCTCTGACTACTTTACCAGATTTAGTAGTAATTCGCAGCACAGAATCACAACCATTAGATTTAATGGCCGAAACAGTAGACGTGCTTAACGCGCCTCTGTCGTAAGTAGCTACTACGTCCCCAACTTTTATGGAATCTAATCGCCGCTCATCTCCGTCGCCCATTAGTACAGGAGTATCCCCAGTCATACACTGGATCACCAGCACGCCTCCACCGGGGGCCAGACGAGTATAAGCCGTTGACCAGTACCAGTCCCAGAGACTATCTCTCGTAACAATCGAATCAGCTTCTTCCTGATTCTTAATCGGGTCATCAATGATTAAAACTGTCGCGCCTTTTCCTGTAATACCGCCTCCGACGCCTGCGGCAGTAAAACCGCCACCCATCGTCGTATTCCACGCTTCAGCCGACTGAGAGTCAGGGTCCATCTGCGTTTTGACGAACAGAGGGTTGTAGCCGGGATCTCTGACAATCTCTCTGACCTTCCTCGAAAATTTCATTGGCAAGTCGAGGTTATATCCGCAGTTGATAACCTCCCATTCAGGGTGATGGCCTAGAACAAATGCCGGAAAGCGTATGGACGCCAATTCCGATTTGCCGTGGCGAGGAGGGACAAGCAGCATGAGTCGAGGACTTTTCTTTTCCTCAACGTCGCGCATAAATTGCTCAAGCCTTCGCGCAATATCATGATGTACCCAGCCGGGGTTGTACTGAGGGTAGAACCGCTTTGTAAACTGAATCAGTGATCGTCGTGCCAGAACTCGTTTGGCAAGTTCCAGCTCAACCTTTGGATCTACGCCTTGGGTCTGAGAATTAGTCATTCAGAATCTCTATGGCTTCGCCTTCGATTATGTTTTGATTTTCTTCTACGATCCGTAGCAAATCGTCATCAGACAGTGTTTCCAGCTTATCGATCACACGTTTTGTGGTGATATTGATATCTACCTTCTTCACTTCGGGGGCGTAGTACCCGCACATACGTCCTATCTCTCTCCATCCGGAGATCATGGCTGTTGAGTCTGCCTGCAGTCGTGCCATATCAATCGCTTCAAGAAAGCCATCCATAACTTTCTTGCGATTCATATCTGACACTTTCTCGTGCTTCTTGTGCAGATAGCGAATAGCTTCCTGAATCTTGGGGCTATTTATAATAGTCGAAGATTGTGACTCAGGTTGTGCATAACCTGCCATACGCGCAGCCATTAGTGGCGACGCGCCTTTCATAACAGCATCTACAAATATCTTCTGCTGATCCGTCAGCATCTGTAGGGGTGAGGTCAACCCAACCAGTTTTTTTGAATGGCCTGATTTTGTGGCGAGATTCATAAAATTTTTTTCGAAAAACCGAAAAGACGAAGGGGGGTATACCACTTCGGGTTTGATTTGCCAAGGCGGAAAAAGTACCTAGAAGCTTTGAAAAAGTACCTAGAAGCTTTGAAAAAGTACCTAGAAGCTTTGAAAAAGTACCTAGAAGCTTTGAAAAAGTACCTAGAAGCTTTGAATGATCGGGTGAAAGTACTC